TGGAGCGTCGCGAGACCGGTCTCGCGGTGCCTTGTGAGATTAGGGGCCGGCTGGGCGCCGACGCGTGCTGGTACGAATACCGATTGAAACCAGTGGCGAAAATCGAGCGCCAGGCTGTTGAAGAGACCTTGAGGCTATATGGACAGCCCGAATAGGTGCTTCGCGCACCACGGGGCCGGAAATCGCATTCTAGGGGTGTAAGAAAAGCCGGGCTTGTGGGGCCCGGTTTTGAGGTGGTGGAGAAAGGGGTCTGCTAGTTGGGTTTTGTTGCCTTGGCGATGGCGTCGATAATGGCGCGGTATTGGTAGTGGTTGGGGTCGTGGGGTTGCAGGACGGGCAGAAGGTCCAAGGCGTGTTTAAGCGCGGCCAGCATGTCCGGGGCGGCGGCGATCAGGCGGGCGTTGTCATCGTTTCCTGATTCGGGTAGGCCGGTGCCGGGAATCATGAACGCAGGGGTGCCTTTTGATTTCTCGCCGAACCAATGCCCGGCGATGTCGCGTGTGACGTACCAAGGTCCGGGAGTGTGCGTCATGTTCAGGACTCCTTATCCAAAAATCGAAGCGGCCGACTCGTGCTTTTCCAGCAGGAGTTGGATTGCGCGGAGGGTTGATCGTGAGGGGCGGCTTGGCCTGGTTGGCGAGAACCAGGCGCGGATGGCTTGCGGAGTGCAGCCGAGATCGCGCGCCATGGCGGTTTGCCAGCGGTCGCCGTAAAGGTGGACGCCGGCGTGCGCGATTTGCTGGGGGGTTGGGTTGGGGGGGATTTGCATGGTGGGGCCTTTCAACATTTTGAGCCACAGACGTCGCAGGTCGTGCCAAAAAAAGGCGCCCACTTCCAGGGGTGTTTTTGGTGCGAGTGCTTTTTGCCGTCGGCAAAGACGCATGTTTCGAATTCGACTTCCTTTTTTGCGCACTCATCACAAAGCACGCGGGTTATGGGGGCGCCGGGATGATAGCCTTTGCGGTCATTCCATCCGTGCATTGAGCCGTCTTGAGCGAAATAAGCCATGGTGGGGCCTTTCAATCCTGGAATGCGGATCCGTTGGCGGCGCTATTGAGGCGAAGGGCCACGATCGCTAGCAATTCTTTGAAATCGTAGGCCACATCCGTTGCCTTGTGAAAATGGAATTCGTTGACGCTGGGCGCGAAGGTGACGGCCAAGCGGGTGTCAAAGTTGTGTGGGATGAACCAAGATAGGACGTGAGTATTTCCCAATTCGCTTGAGCCATCGATACCGACGTTGAGGCACAGGCCGCGGGGCGCGCGGATTTGCACGAGATTCGCGCGCTTACCAAGGAAACAACCGGGTTCAGCTTCGATTTCAACGGTGGCGCCGTGTTCGGTGGCGACGCGGGCCAAATCCGCGACCATGGCGGCTCGGTCGGATTTGCGCTTAACAGAAAGCATTGTTCGGACTCCTCTTAAATCGCCGTGCAACCGGCCAGCAATAAAACGGCCAGGACGGTGAGGAAAAGAAACAGGTTCAGGGTGCGAAGGATTAGGGTTGGCAAGGCTTGGTTCCTTCTATTCGCGGTTTTCTACGTGTTGGGCGCGGCTATTCCTGCTTGGGGTTTAGATCCTGCCGGACGCATGCCTTGACGTCCTCGGGCAGATCTGACCATTTGCACGCGTGATGGCTGTTGTAGTAGCGATAAGCGGCGACTTGGTGAGGCTGTAGTTCGAAAGACATTCCGATTCCCTGAGGGTGGAAAGGATAGGCGGACATTCCCCGGCCCCACATGTAGCCGTTCCGGCCTGCTCCGCCGTAAATCTCGCGGTAGAAAACTGTGTATCGGTCGTAAATGTTCGGGATGTCAAAGATGGCCAGTACGCCGTCGGGACAGTCGGCGTCAAGCCAGCGTTTGCTTGCACGGCGAGGACGGTAGTTCATGGTTGGTTCCTTTCACGCTGTCAGCGTTCTCGGCCAGCATTTTATCGTAATCGTCGTCAGAGATGGCTTCTGGGTGGAGCGGCCACCGAGACTTGATGACCTTGCCGAAGATCTCGGCCTCGGCGCGGTTGTCGGCCACCGCTTGTAGACCTCGACAATCCCGGTTATGGATCAAGCCTCTTCTCGTCGGCCAGGACTCCACCCGTCTCGGTGACGGTCTCGCCGCTGTCCAGACGTAGAGTGCGGGTGGTCGCGTCCCAATCGCCCCACTGGCTGTCGGCACCCCACTCCACCGCCGCCCGACCCTCTCCCGTCCACACGGTCATCTGGCCGCGCTGTCCACCCTCATAGATGATGCCCCAGGTCTCGCAGCCGGGGCGAAGTTCGGCACGCTGGTCAAGGGCGCTGCACTCTTCGCGGGCCTCGTCCAGGTTCTCGGCGGTGACGGTGATATGGTTGATGACGGTCATTTTGGCTCTCCTCGTTTCCTGCGGCCCTCGCCGCTCTTGATGACTAACACACCGCTACTATGTGTTGACGATGGCGGGCGGAAAGTGGGCGGTCATAGTTGATCATGACGATTTCGGTGTCCTTTCATGTCGGGTTTGTCTGCTTTGTTGTATAACATATAGCAAACGGTTTGCTACACGTCAACAGGTGTTGTGGGAAAAATCCAACACGGGTAAAATGCGCACATGGCACAAGACATGATTAAAAAAGATGCACTGGGGCGCTTCCTGCCCAAAAAAGAGGCAAATGACCGTGATCGCGAGATTGCGGCTTTGGTCATGGGGGGCGCGTCGCCGGCCGATATTGCGGCTGTTCTCGGGTTGACGGAAATGCACATTTTTAATGCACTTTCGTCGCCTCACGTGCAGATGGCTGTTTTTGAGGCACAAAAAGGGGTAATCCGACGGGCTGCGACCAAAGCGATTAAGGTTATTGAGCGTTACGCAACTGTCGACGCGACGACGGAAGGCGGAAAGAAGATCCAGCTTGAAGCCGCTAAGACCTTGGTCAGCATGGCCGGCCACAGTGCTCAAGGCGCCGCGCAAGCCGCTGGGGGCCGCTCAAGAGGCATAGGTGAGATGTCCCTTGAGGAGATCGAGCAGGCGTTGCAGGACGCCAAGACGGCCCGGTCCGATCAGGCGCAGGTGATCGACGTGGCCCCGGATAACGCGCAGGGTAGCGCGCAGCAGGACGGGCAAGACGTTGATATATATGGGTAAGCAAGGGTATGTGACATTCCCCGCTCGGCCCCCAAGGTTGTTCCCGGCCCCCCGGGGGGAGGGGGTGACGTTGCCGCGGACGGCGGCCACCCGCTTCGACAAATTTTCCGCCTCGCCAAACTAACTAGCAAACGGCTTGCTAGCAGCCGAAGCAGCGAAGAACTGAACGCGCTGTCTGCCTCGCGTCGCGGCCCAAAAAAGCCAAACAGGAAATCGGCACAAAAAAACCCCCGGCGCCGCGAAGCACCGGGGGAAGTTTGCTTGAACCGACCGAAAGGAACGATGGGGTGAAAGGAACCCGTAACGTCCGCGCGTAGTGTATTGCGGGATTTTGTAGAAAGCAACAGCGAAGCGGTGTATGTTTTTCCCGTCGGCGTCGCGAGACGCCGAGTCCCGACCGATGGAGACCACTCATGGCGCAGCCGACCGCCTACAACCCGGCCTACGATTTCAGCGACTACCAGACGAGCAACCCGGCGGACCCGCTGCCCGGTGACAAGGTCGACATCGAGCTGGCCGCGATCAAGACCACCACCGACGAGATCCGCACCAACCTGGCTTTGATCCAGAGGGACGACGGCGCGATCGCCAACGCGGTAGTGACCCCGGACAGCTTTACCGCGGCGTCGCTGGCGCTGATGGGGGGCGCGTGGTCTCCCGAGGGCGCGTGGACGACGACCACCGTCTACGCGCAGAGCGACGTCGTCACCAGTGGCGGGAACACCTACGTCTGCGCGGTGGCGCACACGGCGGGCACGTTCGCGACGGATTTGGCCGCCGGCAAGTGGCTGTTGATCGAGAACGGTTCGTATGCCGCTGATGAGGTCACCTACAACAACGCCACCTCCAGCCTGACGGCGGACGACGCCCAGGCCGCGATCGACGAACTGGCGTCCGAGAAGGCGAACACCGCCGATCTTGGCGATTCGGCGACTTTGGACGTCGGCACGACGGCTGGGACCGTGGCGGCCGGCGACCACGGGCACAACGGGGTGTACGAGCCCGCCGACGCGACAATTTTGAAAGACGCGGACATCGACGTCACGGTCCGCGGAGTGGCGGCGTCGCTTCTTTTCAGCAACGCCCCCGTGCGTGTGAAGAACGCCGCCCGCCTTTCCCTTTTCAACCTGGCCCGATAGGAGAAGATCATGGCCGTCAACAACGATCCGGTGTTCGGAAAAACCCCCAAGATGGCGCACGCTGCGTCCGCAGCCGCCAACGCCAACGTGGACGGCACGGGGACGATCATCACCCTGCTGACCGCCGGCGCCGATGGCGCCATCGTCACCAGCCTCAAGGCCTGGGCGACGGAAACCAACGCCGGCGCGGCCCGTCTGAACGTGTTCATTTCGCAGGACGCCGGAGCTACGTGGAAACTGCATGAGAGCGCACTGATGGCGCTCTACACGGTGGCGGCGACCACGGTTCAGACGGCGGTGACGTTCGTTGACAAGGAAACGCCGGACAGCGCTATCATCCTGCCGGCCGGCGCCGTCGTCGGCGTCACGTCCATGGATACCGAGGGCGTCGTCTTCGCCGCCGAGTACCAGGACCTGTCGTGATGATCGTCACGCGCTCGCCCGGACTGATCCGCCGTGGCCGGCCGGGGCTGATCCAACCGGTCCAGGTGGCGGTGCCCGGGTTGATCGTCGACCGGCCAAGGCTGGCTGTCCCGGCCGCCGGCTGGGGGCCTATCCAGGTCATCGATAGCTACGACATCGCCAACCAAAACGAAGAACACTCGATGTATACGGGCGGCAACACCGGCAAGGCGCAGTGCATCACCCTGGCCCAACCGACCCGGATAACCGGGGTCGCCTGGGATTTGAGAAAGCAGGGCAGCCCGACCGGCACGATCTACGCCAAGCTGTACGCCGTCAGCGGCACGGTCGGTTCGACCGCCGTGCCAACCGGATCGGCCCTGGCCACCGCCTCGCTCGACGTGGCGACGCTGGGCGGCGCGTTCGCCATGGTCGAGTTCACGTTCCCGGCCTATTACGAGGCCGCCGCCGGGGACGTGGCCCTGACCGTCGAGTACAACGGCGGCGACGTTTCAAACCGGCCGCTGGTCGGCATCGACACCACGTCGCCCTCGCACGCCGGCAATTACGCGGGCAACGGCGGCGCCTGGGCGGCCGACGCCGCCGTCGACGCCATTTTTTCCGTAATCGGCCGGCCGGCGAAATAGGAGGTGGAAATGCTTTACTGGCTCACCCTCGACGCTTCCGGCTCCATCGCGTCGGCCTCCCCGTCGCCCAGCCGCCGCGCCACCGAGATCCGCGACGACAGCGACCCCGAGTTGGCGGCCTTCCTGGCGCCGTCGCCGGAAACCCCCGCCCAGGTCCAGGCCCGCATGTCCGCAGCCATCCAGGCCCGCCTCGACGCCTTCGCCCGCGAGCGACTGTACGATGGCATCCTGTCGCTCTGTACCTACGCGGCTTCCACCGATGCCGCGTTCGCCGCTGAAGGGCAGCGCGGCGTCGATCTGCGCGACGCCACTTGGCGGGCCGCTTGGGCTATCTTGGCTGATGTGCTCGCAGGCGCCCGCGCGGTGCCGACGCTCGAACAGCTTTTTTCCGAACTGCCGGCTTTGGAGTGGGACCAATGATCCTTACGCTGTCCATCGTTTTTTTCATCGTCGGCGCTTTGTGGCGGCGTTGGCTGGGTGGTTGGCTCGGCGGGGAGCGGTGGGTTCGCTTCGCCGTTCTGCCCCTTTTGGTGTGGCCCTTCTGGCTGGTGTGGCCGGCGCTTCCCGCGCTGCTCGCGTCGGCTGTGTGCGGGCTGTTCTTCGCGATGGCTCACGAATTCGAGGGGTGGGGCGCGGTTAAGAGGTACGGGCCGTTTGGTCTCGGGTATCCCCTGGCCTTCCGCTTTTGGCGATCGAGTTGGAACCGGCCGCCTTTTGTCGACGGCGGCACCGCGATCGGCGAGCTGTTTTTGGGAGGCACGTTCTGGGCGTGCGTTCCGTTGGTCTTGTGGGGGTGGGCATGATGGAGCGGGCATTGGACCACAGCGCGATAGCCGCGGCGGCGACGGCCAGCATCGTCCCCTGGCTGGGCATCATCAACGGCGTGTTGTCGGCTTTGTTGGCTGCCAGCACTCTCGCCTTCCTACTGTGGCGGTGGCGCCGGCAAGTCCTGCTTGATCGGGCGGAGCGGAATGGCGCGTCGAAGTAGGCAAGCGGACGCGCAGTCGCTCGGTGACTCCGAGCGGCAGATTCGCCTGCTGGAGCGGGCGAAGAAGATTCAGCTTGCGCGGACCAATTTGATCGACTTCGCCGAATTCATGATGCCCGATCCCGAGGATATGGACGACGCGACTCGCTCGCTTTATCGGGCGCAGCCATACCATATATTGCTGGCCGAGGGGTTGGAGAGGGTCGACCGGGGCGAGTGCCTGCGGCTCGGCATGTCGCTGCCTCCGCAGCACGGCAAGACGCGGTTAGCCTCGGTCAACTTCGCGGCGTGGTACGCCGGCCGGCACTCGCGGCGCAACACCATTTTCGCGGCGTACAACGAGACGTATGCCAGCAAGATCGGCGGGCTGGTGCGGGGCGTCATGCAGTCGCCGCAGTATGCTGCCGTCTTTCCGCACGTTACGCTGGATAAGGGTTCGCGCGCCAAGGACGCGCTCGAGACCTGCGAAGGCGGCCAGCTCAACTTCGTTGGCCGGGGCGGGTCCGGCACGGGATTGCCGGCCGATCTCGTCGTGATCGACGACCCGATCAAGGGCGACAGCGAGGCGAATAGCCCGACGATTATCGAGTCGCTGCACGACTGGTATTCCTCGACGATCTATTCGCGTGTCCGTGCCACAACGGCGATCGTCATCATTCACACCCGCTGGGTTGAGGACGACTTGCTGGGGCGCATGTGTGACCCCGATCACCCCTGGCGGCAGACCGACGACGGCAAGGAAGAGGCGGCGCGCTGGGACTATATCAACATTCCGGCGGTACTCTTCGACGGGCCGATCGCCCAGGCGCTGAACAAAAATCTGGAGATCCCGACCGATCCGCAGGTGGTATCGGCGTTTGGAAAGAAGCCGATGGCGGCGTTGTGGCCGGAGGAATTCAACCTGCGCCATTTGGCGTCGGCCAAGAAGCTTGACAAGAACAATTTCGAGGCGCTGTACCAGGGGCACCCGAACCCCGAGGACGGCGACTATTTCAAGGCGGAAGGGATTGTCGAGTACCAGGCGCAGGACTTGCCCCGGAATCTGCGCATCTACGGGGCGTCGGATCACGCCATCACCGAGAAAAAGAAGAACGACCCCAACGTCATCGGCTGCGTCGGCGTCGATGAGAAGGATCACGTTTGGATCTTCCCTGATTTAGTGTGGGAGCGTATGGAGACCGATCGGATCGTCGAGGAATTGATCGCGATGATGCGCAATCGTCGGCCGCTGCTATGGTGGATGGAAAGCGAAAACATCTCCAAATCGTTTGGCCCGTTCCTCTACAAACGGATGATGGAAGAGAAGGTCTACTGCGCGATCGACGCGCAGACGCCGTCGGCCGACAAACGGGCGCGTGCCCGGGCGATTCAGGGCCGCATGTCGATGAAAATGGTCCACTTCCCCGCGTTTGCGCCGTGGTGGCCGCGGGCGCGGGCGGAACTGCTGAAGTTCCCCCGGGCGACGCATGATGATTTTGTCGACTGGCTGGCGTGGATCGGCCGCGGGCTGATGGCGGAGGTGGCGGCGGACGCGGCGCCGCAGTGCGAGGAGAAGGTGATTAAGGTCGGTTCGATTTCGTGGATCAAGGCGGCATCGGCGCGTGAAGAGCGTCAGAGGAAGATGCGCAAGGCGACAGCGGGGTTCTGACATGGACGAGCAGATGGAAATGCGGCAGAGCGAACCTTCGGGCGATCGCCAGACGCCGGAAGTCGATCCCGCGCGCAAGGCGCTGGTGACGCAGTGGTTGACCAAGGTGCGCGCCGCCGAGAAGTATTGGGAGAAGGACTTCAAGGCGATGCGCCGGGACATGGACCTGGCGCGATTGGGCGCGGATGGTGATTGGGTGGGCGCAGACAATTATGTGGCCAACCTGATCCAGCGGCACGTCAACCAGAAGGTCGCAGCGCTCTACGCGCGTAACCCGCGGGCGCGAGCCAAGCGGCGGGAGCGACTGGAATTCGCGGTGTGGGATGGCGACCCGCAGAGCGCGATGGCGGCGCAGCAGGCGGTGGCCGCCCAGGCGCAGGCCACAAGGGCGGGCGACCCGATGGCGCCGCTGCTGGCGGACCCGCAGTCGCAGGCGATTTTGCAGGACATCGCCGAGGCGCAGGCGCGCATCCGCATGTTGGATCGCATGGGGAAAACGCTGGAGATCCTGTTTCACTACTACCTCGATGAGCAGGAGCCCCGCTTCAAGAAGCTGGCGAAGATGATGGTGCGCCGGGCCATTGTGACCGGCATCGCCTACTTGAAGTTGGGGTTCCAGCGCATCTTGGAGCCGCAGCCGGACATCTCGGCGCGCATCAACGATGTGACCGAGCAGATCTCGGTGGCCGAGCGGATGATGGCGGACGCGGCCGACGGTGTCGACGTCGACCCGGATTCGCCGAACGTCGAGGAACTGCGTTTGCTGCTGGCTGACTTGCAGTCGAAAGAAAGCATCGTCGTGCGCGAGGGGCCGGTGACGCTGTTCCCCGAGTCGACGGCGATCATTCCCGACCCCAAGTGCAAGCAGTTGGATGGTTTCATCGGCGCCGATTGGGTGGCCGAGAAGTTTATCAAAACGCCCGACGAGGTGAAGGAGATTTACAAGGTCGATCTCGGTAAGAACTATCGGGAGCACACGGCCGACACGTTGACCAAGTTCGAAAAGTTCTACGAGAGCGACGAGCCGTCGGCGAAGGACGCGCACAAGGGTCTTTGCGTCGTCTATGAGATTCACCACAAGAAAAATCGCCAGGTGCTCACTGTCGCCGAAGGCTACCCCGACTTCCTGCGCGAACCGGCGGCGCCGCGGCCGATGTTGGAGCGCTTCTGGCCGTATTTGACCCTGACGTTCAACGACATCGCTCACGAGTGCGAACTGTTCCCGAATTCCGACGTGCGCATGCTTTATCCCATGCAGCAGGAGTACAATCGGTCGCGGCAGGGCTTGCGCGAACAGCGCCAGGCCAACCGGCCGAAGTACGTCACGGCGGCGTCGGCCGGCCTGGATCAGTCCGACAAGGATCAGCTCAAGTCACATCCGAACAGTGCCCTGCTGGAAATCAAGGCCCTGCAGCCGAACCAGAAGGTCGGCGACCTGATCCAGCGCTTTCCTACGGTGCCGATCGACCCGGCGCTTTACGACACCACGCCGATCTTTGAGGACGTGTTGCGCACGGTCGGCTCGCAGGAAGCCAATTTCGGGCCGAACAGCGGAGGCACGGCGACGGAAAGCTCAATCGCCGAGTCCTCGCGCATGTCCGTGCAGTCTTCGGACGTCGACAGCCTGGATGACCTGCTGACCGATTACGCGCGGTCGCAGAGCCAGATGATGCTCTCGGAACTGCCCAAGGAGAGCGTTGTCGAAATCGTTGGGCCCGGCGCTGTGTGGCCGGAGGTATCGCCGGAACAGAACGCCAAGGAGATTTGGCTCGAGGTTAAAGCCGGGTCGTCTGGGCGGCCGAATCGGGCGGCGGAGCTGGCTAACCTGGAGCGGGCGGCGCCGACCGTGCTGCAGGTGCCGGGCATCTCGCCGGTGTGGTTCGCCCGGCAGGTGCTCGAGCGGCTGGACGACAGCATCGATGTTTCCGAGGCGATCGTGGAGGGGCTGCCGTCGATCGTCGCCATGAACCAGATGGCGCGGTCGGCCGCTGGCGGGGCGGCGCAGATGGCTACCGGTGACCCGGCGACGGATCCGGCGCAGCAAGGTGGCGCGGGTGGTAAGGTGGCCGACGACCAGGCGAACCGGAACGAGCCGGGGGGTCAGCCCGCATTTCCTGCTTGATTGTTTTGTAGAAAAATGAGAAAGTGCGCTTACTACATGTTCAACAAGACCAGCGTCGAGAAGCGCGGGATTCTTTAATGGAGACGAAATGCCGAATTCGTCAGCGGTAGAGAAGGATCCCGCCGGCCGGGGCAACCCGGTCGACGGGAAAAACGTGGACGGAAAAGAAAAGACTGCCGCGGATCCGTCCCCCGCGGATGGCAAGGGCGAAAAGACGACCGCCGAGGTGCTGGACGAAGTTTTAGCCGCCAGCAAGCCCGGCGCGGAGCAGGCGCCCGACTCCGAGACAGGTCAGGAAGGCCCCGACGGGACCGATAAGGCGGCCATCGACGACAAGTCGAAGGGCGCCGAGGAGGAACTGCCGGACGAAGTCACCGAAGACGAACTGAAGGCGCAAAAGCCGAAGACGCAAAAGCGGATACGGAAACTGCTCGCCCAGCGGGACGAATACCGTGAGATCGGTACGCCCGAGGAGGTCAAGCAGTTCAAACATTCGCACGAGCAGTTCACGCGGATCACCGCGTATATCGAGGAAGCGGGCCTCGTCTCGGAAGAGGTGAGCACCGGTTTCGAGATCATGCGGCTGATGAAGCAGGAACCGCTCAAGGCGAGGGAAGCTCTGCGGCCGTACATGGCTCGGCTCGAACAGATCGCCGGCGAGGTTTTGGCACCGGAACTGGCTGAGCGAGTCAAGCAGGGGGCGATCGCGGAAGAGGACGCCCGGCAGCTGCAACGGTCGCAGTCGAGGGAAGCGCTTGCGCAGGCAGCGGCGAAGCGAGCGGCGGACAAGGCCGAGAGCATTCAGCAGCAGACGCAGACGCGGACGAACACGCTGGAGGTTCAGCAGTCTGTCTCCTTGTGGGAGCAGAAGTGGCGGGCAGCCGACCCTGACTATAAGGCCAAGCAGCCGCGAGTACAGAAGGAAATCAAGCTCGCTGTTCTTGAGCTGGGGCATGTGCCTTCCGCCAAGGAAGCCGTCGCCATCGCCCAAAAGGCGATCGACGAAGTCAACGCGGAGTTCAAGGCTCTTCGGCCCAGCAAAAAGGACGCGATCGATCCTCCGGTCTCCGGCGGCGCGGCGCCAGACGCGCAGCCCGTGCCGAAGACGACCCTGGACGTCGTGAACCAGGCGCTTCGGGCATCGGCCGCGCGGTGATCCAACCATCCGCGTAGAGGACAACCATCATGCCTTTTACCGCTCTCGAACTCGAAAACATCGCCAACGCGGTGATCGATTTTCACATGGACCAGGGCAAAATCTGGTCGCAGACCATTCAGGACAAGCCTCTTCTGAAGGCTATGGAGTCGGCCAAGAAGACCTTCCCCGGCGGCAAGGAGAACATCACCGTCCGGGTGAAGGGCACGTACACCACGGACATCGAAGGGTACTCCGAGGATGACGAGGTGTCCTACGGCAACCCGGCCAACATCAAAACCGCGAGTTTCCCGTGGAAGGAGTGGCATTCCGGTATCAAGGTCACCATGACCGAGCTGAAGAAGGACGGCATCTCCGTCAACGACAGCACGACCGGCAAGAACACGTCCGAGCACAGCGGGCGCGAGAAGACCGCCCTGGCGAATCTCCTCGAAGACAAGGTCGAGGACATGGCCGAAGGCACCGCCCGTGGCGAGAACCTGATGTACTGGCGCGACGGCACCCTGGATTCCAAACTGGCCCCCGGCGTGCGGTCGTTCATCCTGGACAACCCCGCTTCGGCCACGGTGGTCGCCGGCATTGACCAGTCGACCAACACCTGGTGGCGGAACCGCTCCAACGTGAACCTGGCGGCGGCCCTGCTGACCGGCGGCGCGATCAACGTGGCCACGCCGGCCAATCAGTTGCTCGTCACGGCGCTGCAGCGCGAGATGCGCCAGCTTCGCCGGTATGGCGCCCCCAAACACCTCGCCCTGGCGGGTTCCGACTTTCTGGACGCCTTCGAGCAGGAGCTTCGCGCGAAAGGCAACTACACCCTGGACGGTTGGTCGAAGAGCGGCCGGATCGACGCCAGCGTGGCCGATCTCGCCTTCAAGGGCGTCAATCTGGAGTACGACCCGACTCTCGACGATGAGGGGCTGTCGAAGTACCTCTTCCTCCTCGACACCAAGCACATCTTTCCGATGATGATGGAGGGTGAGGACAAGAAGCGGCACGCGCCGGCCCGGCCCGAGAACCAGTACGTCATCCATCGCGCGGTGACGTCGACCGGCGGTCTCGTCTGCCGGAAGCGCAACAGCTCGGGCGTGTACTGGATTTCGTAGTCCAGGCGTCGGAAACAGAGAATAAGGAATTTTGTCATGTCTTTCGATGTTGTGACCACTTCCCTCGCCTCCGCCGTCGCGTCGGCCGGGACCATCACGCTCGCCTACCCCACCGGCCGCAGCGCCGGCGACTACACCGGGGCGCACGCGCACAAGATGTATGCGATGGGTGCCAACTTCGCGGCCCCCAACGACTTCACCGTGGCTTTCGGCGCCACGATCGTCGTGACCTACAACGGTTCGACGACCATTCCCGCCGGGACCACCGTGCGCTTCCAGTTCGATCAGCTCGGCAGCGATGACGTCCAGGAAGTCATTTTGCCAAACAACCTGGTCCCAGCCAGGATGCACCTGATTGACCTGGGCGCTCCGATCACTCTCGATGCCGACGGCCTGATCAAGGCGGCCACCAGCACCGAGTTGCCCGACACCGAGACCGTGACCTACACGATCGCGACGGCCGGCACGTCGCCGCTCGACGGTGCCAGCCAGACGTGGGTGCTGGACGCCCCTCGCAATATCACCGCGACCGTCACTCACGACTCGTCCGTTGTGGCCATGACGATCAAGGTGACCGGCAAGGACGTTTTCGACGTCGAGATGTACGAGGAGATGTCCATCGCCGCGACCGGTACGTCGCAGACGGCGGCTGGTCTCAAGGCGTTCAAAGAGGTAACGTCGGTGGCGATCACCGCCGCGGCCGATGCGGAGGCCAATACGCTGAACCTCGGATGGGGCGACGTGCTGGGCCTGCCGGTCTACGTGCCGGACGCCAGTTACGTCGCGGCCGAGATGGAAGATGGCGTGTGCCTGCCCCGCAAGCCGGGATACGTCTACATCCCGTTCCACTACGGCGCCACGCAGATCAATGCCGGGACCGGGTGGTTCATCAACTCCCCGGTGGCGGGCCGGATCATCGAACTTCGTACGGCGGTGGAAATCGCTTTCACCACCGGCGGGGCCGTCACCGTGAACGTTGGGGCCACGCCTGTTGACGGGCTTTCCGTCACCATCGGCACCGAGGCCGCCGACGAGTTGGACTCCGATACGGCCACGGCGGGCCACGCTTCCGCCGTTGTCGCCAAGGGGGATCTCATCACGATCCTTGGCGCGTCAGGGTTTGACTCGGCGGGCGCAATCAACGGTGTGCTCGTCATCGCGGTCGATCCCGACGACCAGATGGACGGCACGTTCGTTGCCGGCGTCACCAGCAAGGCGACTGCGACCACGGGCGACGTTCGTGGCACCTACGACGCCACGACGGCCTGCGATGGTTCCACGTCGTTTGCCCTGCTGGCCATGTTGGCCGACCCGGGCAACCGCGGCGTTCCGCAGTACGCGGCCTAGCACTCAACCGGTCGGGAGGGGGTCGCCGCCCCTCCCGACCCCTTCTTCCAGGCAGAAAGGATAACGACGCATGGATTTTTATAATTGCAAAGTTCGCCTTGGCGGCAACGTGCTGAATGAGGTTCGCCTGTCTGACGTTCCAGCCCCCGAAATCCTGATTCTCAAATACATCCACGGTGGTGACGCAGTGGTGGAATTGGAGAAGAGCAAGGGCGGCCAGATCGAGCACGAGAAGGAGCGGGCCCGCCTGGAGGACAAGTATGGTCTTGTCCTGGCCAAGCGGGAACTGACCTTGAACGCGATTTTCGGGCCGCCGCACCAGGATCTCCCGATCCATGTGAACGGTGGCAAGGCGGCGGCTGACGACGGCCGGCGCAAGCGGACCCGGGCGCCGATGCCCGACGAGATCGCCGAGACCGGCGAGGAATCCGCCAGCATCCTCGGATAGTGGGAGAGTCGAATGGCCCGGGGTACGCAACTGCAAACACTGGTTAGCCAGCTCCGGGCCGAGACTCGCGACAGCTCCAAGGTCTCGGTCGGCACCGATGCTGAGGATAATCTGAAGCAAATTCTGCGGCGCACGCAGGAAACGCTCTATGACGACCACGACTGGAAATTCCTTCAATTCTATGTCTCGAAGGACCTGGCGGCCGGGCAGCGGTACTACGACATGCCCGATGGGCTCTCCGACGCGCGTATCACCGATGTCGCTGTCGAGTGGAGCGGCGAGCCCTACCCGATCGAGCAAGGCATTGGTTTCCAGGAATACGCTGAATACGACAGTGATGGCGACGAGCGGTCGGAGCCTGCCTTGCGCTGGGACTGGCGGCGTACGAGCGAGACGGCTACGCAGATCGAGGTGTGGCCGATTCCCTCGACCAACACGCAGAAACTTCGGTTCCGGGGCATTCGTAACCTCAACCCTCTGGTGGCGAACACCGACCGGGCGACCCTTGACGACACACTGATTGTGCTTTTCTCCGCCGCCGAGATCCTGGCGTCGCGTGATGCCAAGGACGCCAAACTGAAGCTGGCCGCGGGCCAGGGGCGGTTGGCGTCGCTGCTCAAGCAAACGTCAGGGCTGCATCAGCCTTTCGCCATTGGCGGCGGGGATGCTCGGCGTTCGATGCGCGGGCACACGATCATTCGGGTGCGCTGAATGAGCTACGTCGTCGTCAAGAACTTTAAAGCGGGTCTGGACCGGCGCGGGTCGCAGGTTGGCGGCGACCCCGGCTCGTTGTGGGATGCCTGCAACGTGCTGATCAACCGCAAGGGGGAGATCGAGCGGCGCAAGAAGTTCGTTTCAACGTATACCCTGCCGGCCGACACTTTTGGCATGCATGCGACTGGCTCGACGTTGCGGGTGTTCGGTTCCGCCGCGGCGCCCGTCGTGCCCTCGGGGGTGGCCTACCAGCGTCTTCAGCACCCCGACGGATCCACGGCGATGTCCAAAGTGTTGTCGGCCGAGAACTTCGATGGCAAGCCTTACGTCGTGGCGAAATTCGCCGACAACGGGGTGTACCATTTTTATGATGGTGCGTTGGTGCCCGACTGGTACGTCGGCATTGTGCGCGCGGATATGACCAACAACGACGGTATCGCCGAGCACCTGAAGGTGCTGATCAACGCCAGCGCGGATTATAGCGCGACGCGATCGGGCGCGGTGCTTACGGTGACAGGAGCCGCGAACGTCGCTTTCGATACCGAGACAACGGTCGAGAACGGCGGCGCGACGGACAACCAGGCGATTGCCACGGCGACCACGCAGACGGCGGTCGAGGATGTGATCGAAGTACGGGCGACCGGCGCAGTAACGGTGACCGCCGGAGCGTCGGCAACGGCGGCGACAGGCTCAGTAGAGCTAACGGGTGGGGCTTCGGGCAGTGTCGACAGCGTCACGGTCAACGGGGTCACGGTCACCAGTGGGGCCGTGCCATTCAACAGTTCCCTGGACCAGACAGCGACGGATTTGGCCGCTAACATCACGGCGCACACGTCGAGCCCGGAGTATACGGCCGCGGCGGTCGGCGCCGTTGTCACGATCAGCGCGGCGGCATCGGCCGGCGCGGCGCCCAACGGGTACGTCGTCGCGTCGTCGGTGACTACGATCACCAAGACGGATGTCAACATGGCGAGTGGCGCCAATAAAGGGATATCCTCCGTCAAGGCCGATGGCGTCGAGGTGTTGGGCGCGCAGGTCAACTACACGACCAGCAACTCGATTCTGGCCGCCGCCCTGGCGGCGCAGATCAACACTTACACGTCGAGCCCCGAATACTCGGCCACCGCCTCCGGGCCAACGGTGACTATTCGTGCGGCGGCAGGCACCGGCGACGGCCCAAATGGCGCGCTGGTGGCGGTGACCGCGGACAGCGGTGTCACGGCGACAACGGCCAACATGGCGGGCGGCGTGGACGCCGTGACTGGCCAGCCGCAGAAAAACACGTTTACGATCAGCGGTACATTCGAGGTGGGCGACAAGTTCAATGTTGCCCTGGGTGACGAGAGTTTCGGCTACGTCGGGAATCCGCTGGTGCGCGGTGCTCAGTTGTTTACGCACAAGGCGAAGATGTACACCGTCTCTGGCAGTCTGGCGCAGTTCTCCGGTGTCAACAACGCGGCGTCATGGAATCGCGACAGCGTCGAGTATCCGGGTGCCAACTACATCAATCTGGCCAGCCAGGACGAAGGTTCGCAGACGCTTTACGGGCTGGGGCAGTATCAAGGCAACCTTGCCTTTTTCGCGCGCAATGCGGTGCAGGTGTGGGCCATTTTCGCCGACGAGGATAGCAACACGCTACTGCAGACCCTCAAGAACACCGGCAGCCGTTCGGGTGGCACGATCCTCGGATATGGCAACGACGATCTGTTCTACTACGCCGATTCCGGGTTCCGTTCGCTGCGGGCCCGGGACAGCAGCAACGCCGCTTACGTCAACGACGTGGGCACAGCGATCGATCCGTTTGTCAAGGAGTACGCCAAGACGCTGACGGATGCGCAGATCGAGGATGCGATAGCGGTGCTGCAGCCGGATGATGATCGGTATTGGGCGGCGTTGGGCACTAACCGGGTTTTTGTGTTCAACTACTTTCCGGGCTCGAAAATCAGCGCGTGGACCTATTTTGACACAACCGACGACGTCGGGGGGCAGATTACGGCTTGGGCGCGTATCGCCGAGAAGCTGTACGCCCGCGCCGGCGACACGATTTTCCTCTACGGCGGATCTGACGGCGACACATACCCGGAGGACGATGAGGCGGTGGCGACGGTAGAGTTGCCTTTCCTCGACGCCGACCGGCCGGGGTCCGAGAAAACGGTGACAGGTGTGGGCCTGGGTTGCACCGGCCAATGGTTGGTGGCGCTCCTGGTCGAGCCGACCGACACCTCGGCGTACGTCACGATCGGTCGGTTCACGAAATCAATTTTTAAGTCACCCGGCGGCGCGGGGGAGCACCGGACCACACACTTCGCGCCCAAGATGGTGTGCTCGCAGGCGGGCCCGGCGACGTTGAACAGTATCATCGTGTTTCACAACGAGTTGAGCGAGTAGGGATGGAACTACAAAACCCCGTCACCTACGAATCCGCCTTGTTCGTCGCGGAACGTATGCGCGAGTGGGACCACCGTGAGATCTACGCCACCCGTTGGACGGAAGACCCTCGTGTGGTGGCGATGGACTGCGCTGGCGCGGGTTCTTTTTCGTGGTGTGCGGGGCTGGAGAAGCCTATTGCGGTCATCGGCGCCATACCGACCTGGCCGGGGGTGTGGTCGGTGTTCATGTTCGCGACCGACGATTTTCGACGGATTTCGTTTTCCCTGACAAAGTTCGTCAAGCGTGTTATGATCCCGGCATTGAGACAAACGGGCGCGCATCGCGCGGAATGCTGCTCAATTGAAGGCCATGAAATCGCCCATCGGTGGCTGGAGCTGCTTGGTGCCAAACAGGAAGGTCCGACGATCGAAGACTACGGCCGAAACCGGGAGTCTTTTCGCCGGTACGTTTGGAGATGATGATGTGCCTGCCTTCTGCAAGTGTCCCGAAAGATAATTCCGCCGAGATCGCCCGCCAGGAGGAGGCCGCCCGCCAGGCGCGCATTACCGAAGGTGAGGCTAAGATCGGCGAGGCTTTTGGTCAGTTTGATGACCCTTTCTACGCCTCCCGTGAGAAGTCGTACACGGACTACTATTTCCCGCAACTGGAGGAACAGTACAACGACGCGCGGCGAAAACTGGTGCTGTCTTTGGCGGGTTCGGGCAACCTGAACTCGGGCTCCGGCGCCGGCGAGATGGCGGACCTGACGAAGGCGTTTGAGACGCAGCGAAGCACGACGGCCGGCAGCGCGCTCGACTTCGGTAACACGACTCGCAGCAACGTCGAGGCCGCCCGCCAGGAGTTGATCGCGCAGAACCGGGCCGCCGCCGATCCATCGGCGGCCGCGTCGTCGGCCATGGCGCGTGCGGGCGTGCTTACCCCGCTGCCGGCGTTTAGTCCTCTGGGTGACATTTTCGCCAGCCTGATCAGCAGCGCGGCGATCCCCCTGGCGGCGGAGAGTAAGGGCTACCCGGGGTTCAAGACGGGGTTGTTCTCGGCGGACAGTTCCGCCGTGCGGACGGTGAAGTAAATGTGCGATCCGATGATTGCCACGGGCCTCGCGTTGAACGCGGCTGGGACGGCGTACAGCGGTCAGCAGCAGGCCAAGAATGCCAAGAGGCAGGTCGCTGCCCGCAATGACACGGCGGAGGCGGAGCGTATTCGCCAGAAAGCGCACCAGGAGGCGGCGGCCGGCGTGTTCAACAAGTCGCTCGGCGAGTATCAAGGCGCGGAGCAGGCGAAGGGCGAGCGGCAGGCGGTGGACCGTCGAATGACGGCTGTCGATAAAGCGGCTGCCGAGACCAAGTCCGTTGGCCTGCCGACGGCGGGCAGCGCGCCACAGGTGGTCCGCGCGGAAGCCGCGCGTAAGATGGCCGGCGCCTCCGCGGACGCGCGGGCCGAGGCGTCGCGCGCCGCCAAGTTGGGCGGTTTCGGGGATCTGTTTTTCAACAACAGCCAAATGCTGACAGGCAACCGGTCGAAGTTGGGCACCATCGGCGATTTTTCGGCTCGGTCGGCGGGATTGCTGCCATACGAGCAGCAGGTGGCCGCCGCCAACGCCACGAAAGCGCCGGGCATGTTTGGAGACCTTTTGAAACTGGCGGGAACGGCCGCGACGATATACGGCGCCACGGGAGGCAACTTCGGTAAAATCGCGGATATGTTCAGCGGCGGGGGTCATGCGCGGACGTTCGCGCCGGACAACGCCTCGTGGTTGATTTCGTCGTAAAGCCGGTGAAATTCAGGTGATTTAATATGCCGACGATTATCAACCCCTACGGCTACCAAACCCCGATCGGCGCCGCACTCGGCCGGATGATGGACGTGTTCGCGGCGGCCCCCGGCCCCAACGAGCAGGCCCTGTCGGCGGCCAAGTTGTCGACACTGGAAGAGAGCCGTCGGAAAACGGCGCTTGAGGCGGACGCGCTGCGTCGCAAGCAGAAGGCGGGAACGGACCTGTCGAGCCTGTTTACCGGTTTGCAGGGCCAGGCGACGGCGCCGTTCGTATTCGCCGATACCAACGAGGGTGCGGTGGCCGGCCCGCAGGCGACGGCGCTTCCGCGGCGCAGGGACGAGATGCGCGCCGCATTGCCGGCTGCCGCGGGGCAGGCGGCCTCGATCGCCGCCGGCGGGGGCGTCGACCCCAAGGACGTCGCCAACATGTGGCGCTTCTTCGTTGGCAACACCGGCATGGGTGGGGGCGAGGCCGGCGCGCGTTCTTTCCTCGGGGCTGGCGACGCGCTCGATCCCGGAAAGGCATACGCCGCCGAAGATTTGCAGCCTCTTCGGGATCAGGTCCAGGGTAACGAGATTTCCAAGATCTTCGCCCGGCCGGTTGACACGGCGGCGGGTGCCGTCACCACGTTCGCGCCGGACGACCCGCGCGGCGGGCCGGTCTACGGCAGAGACACCGAGTCGACGGCGAAGGCCGCTTTGGTCAACAAGGCGGCGGCCGGCGAAGATGTCAGCCCGATCGTGCGGGCGATGATTGGCGCCAACAGCGGTACGCCGCGCAACTACCTGTCGGCCGACGGCACGCGCGGCATCACCTTGGACGGCATCACCGATTCGCAGAGCGGACAGCCGATTGCCGGCGGCTCGACGGTGTTCACCGGGCAGGTGCAGACCGGTACGCCGGGCGACCTGACCAAGTCGACCGTCACGGCGCTGCAAAAGGATGCGATCGGCATCCAGCGATTCAGCACCCTGCTCGATCAGACGCGCGCCCTGGCGCAGAAAGACCCGAACAACTTTGGCCTGCCGGGCTTTGTCAAGGGTAAGATGCAGGACGTGCAGGCGTTGACGGAGGGCCTGGCCACGGGGCTCGGGTATACCGGAGCCAACGAGGCAGCCGCCGAGCTGCGCGCCAAGATTACCAGCGATCCAAACCTCGATCCCGCGCTGTTCAGCGGTATCTTCGATCCCAGCCTGCCGGCGCTGGAAACGGCTTCCGACCTGCTGGTGTACTCGGCCGCCGAGGCGCTGGCCGGACAGTCGGGCCGGGGCATCTCCGACCGCGATGTCAAGATCTTCAAAGACATCGTCGGCAATCCGCGCGACTTCCTGACATCACAGCAGCGCTACCTCGCCAAGTTGGACATCATCGAGCAGATCGTCAGCGGCCGGAAGAAGGTCATCGACAACGCGCTGGGCAAGGGAAAAGGTACGCCGCCCATCTCCACAGGCAACACGTCCGACGATGACCCGCTGGGGCTCCGCTGATGGCGACGCTTGCTGAAATCCGGCAGAAGTATCCGCAGTACAGCGACCTGCCCGATGCGGATCTTGCTGACCGGCTGTACCGGAAATTCTACGCCGACATGCCGCGCGAGGAATTCGACGCCAAGGTCGGCTTGCAGACGCAGCCGGCCGCCGAACCGGAACCCAAGTCTCCGCTGGCCGATTCGTTTGCCGCGTTGGCCGCCGCAGGCAGGCCCCTTCCAACGAGGGACGCGGGGGACGTTGGCCGAGATTTGAAGATCGCTGTGCAAGGCGCAGGCCGGGGCATGGCCGATCTCGTCGGAATGCCGGCCGATTTATCAACAGGCGCGGCCAACCTTGCGCTGGGGACGGCGGACAAAGGGGGCCAAGGCGCGCAGTGGCTCCTGGAGGCCCTGCTGCCGGGTTGGGCAGAGAAGTACGTCCCGGATATGGGGGTCGACTACCGGTTCCAGCCGAGTCCGCTAGGCGCCGACTCCATCGCCGCCGGCGCCGATCTGCTGGCCAGCAAGGCGGGTGTCGAGACGGTTGAGCCCGAGCAGATGAGCCTTCTTGAAAAAACCAAGTACAACGTCAACCGCTTCGGTTCGCAGGCCGTGGTCGGTGGCGGGGGATTGGCCAAGGCCGCGATGAAAGAAGCGCCCGAGATGGCCGCCCGCGCGCCAAAACTCTTGGACGCATTTTTGATGCCCTACATCGAAAACG